TTTTTGATCACAGCACGTTCATCATAAAGACCAATAATGATAGTTGGGAAAACACCACGCTTATCTTTACGATACATCGAACCATTAGCGGCAACTGATAGGTCACGTTCTCTAGGTGCATCAGACACTGGATTCTTTAGATAGTGTTCTACACCACTGGCAGTGAAATCATCACCTTTAACTAGTGTCTCGGGTGACATATTGTACTGCACGATGAGGTTGGGATAAAGTGAGTTTAAGTCAAATGACGTTACCCATTCAGTCATGCCAACTTTAGGCTCTTTCACATAACCACCAGGATATGGATCTTTATGCTTGCGGGTGGCAGGTGGCACTGCAATTTTGAGATCGTACAGATATCGATATATGATTGAATCCCATATACCAGTTGTACCGAACGCATCATTGTAGTTTACGCCACCTTTGTATGCCACGATCAATGCTAGATCCATCAAACCAGTTTGCTTGTCTATCTTATCAACGACTTGAACGTCACGAATATTATAGTCAATAAACTTCTGGTGATTTTGTTTATAGAGTCCATGTAGAGAACCGTATTCAGAGTAAGAAAGTTTCTTCTCACCTAGAACAACAGACGCTATGTGATCTAATGCATATGATGCCTGATTACCATAGGTAAAACCAAACTTTTGAAACAGGTCAAAGTAATCGACTTGCTGTACACCGTATATCTCGTAAGCATCCATCTCTTTGCCTTTGATGCCAATCTTTCTGTACTTTGTGATACCGAAAGGAGAGAACTGCTTTGCTACTTTGTCACCGAGTATACGAATAGTACGATTGATCATATACGGAACATCGAATAGTCGAATGTTCCAACCAGTTAGAATGTCTGGACAGTTTGCATGCCAAAACGTTAGAAACTTTAGCATCAAGTCTTCTTCATTTTCACAATGGCGGTACTGAATCATACAGCCATCCATGTCAAGTTCACAGTCTTCTAGACGCCATTCGCCAAGACCCCAAACGTGATACACTTTAGACTTACTGCTTTTGTATGCAATCGAGATAATAGGATGCTTGGCTTCATCTGGCTCTGGGAATCCATCATCAGACGCAACTTCAATATCGATATTACCAACCTCGATGCGTTTTAGATCATATTTGATTTGACCAGGAAACTTATCTTGGATGAATTGAGCGACAAAGTTGTTATTGCCATATATCTTAAAGTTGTCTACGTTCTCATACTTCTTGACGAATTCGGTAGCTTCTTGCATAGAGTCGAGTTGAATAGGGTCAACAGGCACGCCATCAAAAGATTTCCAACCACTCTCATTTTTTGAAGATTTAAGATACATCGTTGGTTTGAATGGTATCTTCTTCTGAATGCGACCACCATCATCCGTGTAACCACGAAAGAGAATGTTACTGCCGTATCTATTTACGCATGTGTAAAAAGTCATATAGCCTCTAATCTGTTTCTTATAATGTACAATGTATCACGTATGAAACATTTTGTCAAGTATTTAATCGTTTCGCTTACCGAAACCATAATCGATCACAACAGGAAATCTTGGCACACCATCAGGTGTAAGACCAAAGTATCTCAGTGTAGCCCATGACGGTGTATCGCCAACTTCCCACAATTCTTTTAAGACTTCTTGCTTGCCTCTAACTCCAGCTCCACAAGTTGCACCGTTTGGCAGAGTAAGAGCAAAATGCTTTACGTGACCTGCCCAGTTGCCTTGACCCTCAAGCATAGAGACCACTTGAAATTCTTCAGTGATAAACTCTTTACGCTTTAAGAGGTTATTACTTCTCTTGTTCTCGTAGGGAGTGTTGTTTCTTACCATCTGACCTTCATAGCCATCTGTCATGTAAGAACTGTAGAACTCATCAAGTTGTTCTTGTGTTTGTGCAAAGTCTGTTTGAACGATCTTTACAACATCACTCTTTGCTCCGTAAGCCAGTTTAATTCTGTTGATAAACAACATATCTTCTACGTAGCAATCGTACACGTGGTATTGAACAAGAGATGCAGACTCGGCAATACTTTCAGGAGTCGCATTCAACTTTCTCACAAGACTGGTAATCTTGTTAAAGTCTTCTTTAAGTTCGTGGTTGTATAGTTCGCCATCTAAGACGATACCAGGATTTGCTTCAATGAATGGCTTCACTGATTCCCAGATATGTGGACAACTCGTAATTTCTTTGCCTGCTCTAGTCCACAATCCAGATGAATTTGCTATACATCTGATGCCGTCTAGTTTAGGTTGACTCCAGCCCTCTGATTGAGGACGTTTAGTGTAGTCACCTGCAAGCATAGGCTTAAACTTTTCGTAAGTGTCAATTAGCTTGATATCAGAGAAGTATTCTTTCTCAGTCTTCTTATCCCAATTTGCTTGGGCTTCTGCTAAGGCTTGAGTGATATTGGTCGTTGCATTAACCTTTCCAACATTTTTTGGTGTGGATAGTTTCCATCCAGAGGTCACTAACTGACCCTCTTGTATGCCTGCAACTGATCTAGTGCCAGCGGTGGTTTCATCATCATAACCATACTCAATGGTCAGAACTCTTACTTTACCTTTAGTATCACGCTTATAGAGCGTAGGTAGTGCGATCACAGTTTTCATATTATATCTCCAATTAGAACGTGTAGTATAACACGGCATAGACCAATTGTCAAGCATTATTTTAAGTATTACCAGCCTGTTTTGATCCTCGTATCAAACTGATATTGTTTACACTCTTTAATGGTGGCAGAAACGCCCTCATCTATCTCTTTCTGACACAGTTTATTCAATTTTGAATTGCCTTCAACTGCGCTGATAGTGCCCATTACTACTATTACCCAAAACACAATACTCATTGTCTCTCCTGTAATTAAAATGAAAAAAGGAGCGTTGTTCACGCTCCTTAGATTGGTGACTACACTTACTTCTTTTCAGATACGAAAGTGTAAAGTTCCTTGGCTTTCTCCATCAACTCATCCATTGAATACATTTTGTAAGCATCTTGAAGGCAGTCTTCAACATCTTTACGGGCTTTTTCGCCCTCTGCGATCATGTTCTCATAGAACTGGATGTTCATGTGATACTGCTGATCCATGTAATCTTTTGCAAGTTTGAGCATTTCTGCTCGGATTTCGAAGGGATTTTTATTAGACATACTTTTCTCCTGTGTTGTGTGTGGTGTCTTCATTCTTAGGATATGCTACCCAGACAAGTAGCTATTACAAAGACGCATACTACGCTCAGTGCAACTTGTGCAACTGCATCGCAAAACGTGCCATCGCAACTCTTCAGAAAAGAGATTGCTCTGTTCATCAGCTTTTTGACTCCTATAGTTAGCTGTGAAATTAAAGGACGGAGCTTTCACTCCGTCCCACCCTGTATTACTCAGTGAGTAATTCTTTGGTATCCTGAAGAGTTTTCCCGATAGAAATCTTCTTCGGTTTTTGCTCTTCTGGGATAACGTTTTCTAACAGAATACGAAGCATTCCGTTCTCTAGGGAAGCATCTCTGACCACTACAGTCTCAGCTAAGGTGAACTTTCTACTGAAAGCACGTGCGGCAATGCCTCTATGAAGATACTCTTTCTCATCTGTGGCATCAGAACTATTACCTTCAATGGTAAGTTGCCCGTCTTTTACCTCAATGTCAATCGATTCTTCAGTAAAGCCTGCTACGGCTAATTCCACAATATAAGTTGTATCACTTTCTTTAGTGATATTATATGGTGGGTATGAGTTCGCTTTTACCTGTCCTTCGTTATGAAGTGATGTAATGCGATCAAAAATCCTATCAAAACCTACAGTCGTGAAAGGGTCGTATTGTGTTTGCAAATAAGTCATTATTGACCTCCTATATTTAGCAAGGGTTAATTTAAGTAAGTCCCCTAAGGCAACTTACATCTTTATTTATACATGCAATATGGTAATGTTCTGAAAAAAATACATGATATTTAGTAATAACATGTATTACTGTACTACATGAGTACTAGACTCCAGTAGAACCAAATCCACCAGTACGACTGGTCTTTGATTGAGGCTCATCATGAACTTCTACAAACTCAAAACTATTATGTTGTATTACTTCAGCTTGAGCAATGCGGTCGCCATCGTTTATTGTAAATACTTCACTAGAGTTGTTTATTAGCATAACGTATGTCTGTTGTATGTAATCTGCATCGACTACTCCTTCACAGTTTGCTAATGATATGCCTTGTTTCCATGCTAGTCCAGATCGTGGATGAATACGCATAGACTGATCATCGTCTAGATCAAATACTAGTCCCGTAGGAACTAAACATCTCTCGCCTGAATATAAGACGAATGATCCATTGTGACAGCTTACTTCTCTCTTGCGATTTACTAGTCCAATAACCTTGATGATATCTCCATCACGCATTGATGCTTTAAGATCAAAGCAGGCTGCCCACTCTGTTCCAAGTTCTGGCATATGGGCTTCTGGAAATAGTTTGTATACTTTGACTTCAACCTTATCGGCTAAATCGGACATCAATCTCATCTGATCATCGATACTGCTTTTGATAGTATAGTTAAGAGTATAAGGAATAGATCCATTAGTGTCTAACGTATACGTAGTCGGTGCGTAATTTATGGGTGAAGCGAGTTCTGGAAATAGTTCAAGTTGTTGCGAGATGGTCATATCAATCTTCCTCAATTCTATAAAGTGGCTCAACGTGAATAGAGTCATGATAGTCTCCATCACTTAGGTTTCTGCGTACAGCCGTACGCTTTACAAAGTACCCATCATTGATATAATAGGTAATAAGTTCTTGACTGACTACAGAATCATTATCAAGAAAGTTAAAATAATCGTGGGTAAATGGACCAGTCTTGTCTTTCACTTCCATAGTATAATTCTCCAGTTATCGTTTTTTGCCTATGCTATACTTCGCAATCAATTCCCACTCACCTTTTTCTTTGTGAGGTAGAATCTTAATTTGTGATAATGGAGACGTGGGCTCTTTGATCTTTTCAGAATCAACAGTCTTCACAAGATCCCATTCCTCTAACAAAGTAATGATCGTATTTCTACGGGCTTTATCTTCTTCTGAGAAATCGTTAATCTTACCATCTAACATAAACAATTCTTTGAAGTGTACGATGTAGTACTTACCTTGCTTGTGCAAGATATGGCACGACTGAAACAACTTCTGTTCTTTCTTAGAGGCAATACCTATGCGAGTTAGAGTCTCTTTAACTTTAAGAAAACTCTCTTCGTTAGGTAGAGTTACCTCTACTAACTTATCTAATAAATTCATTTTTTCAAACCACCTGTTTCTTGTTGTTTTTTCATAATTTCTAGTTCTCCACTAGACAACAAGGATAGATACTCTTGACCAACTGTTCTATTACATTGATAATAGGCACACACAATATCGAGTTCCTCATTTCCAGCATTCTTAACCCACTTTGCCCATCGCTTTTTAGGTCTAATGCTATTTATAAGACACTCGTACTGGGGTCGTTTATCCAGTTCGTGGTGCATATTCATTAAGTTGGCATGAAGAATTGTATCTGCGTGGTAAGATAACGCATTGTTTACAAGCCATGGCTCGTAACCTTTCTCTGCCAGAACATCATTTTCGCTATCACGCATCATATTCTTTTTGGTTTGCGTAATAGACGTTACATAATCAAACGGAGAAGTCATCTTCTGTCTCCTTATCCATATTAGTTTTATCGAACTCATCCGAGCATTTTGGACAAATATAGGCAATACCTTCGCCGTCTTTATATTTGTATCTAACTTCGCTATACTTTTTACCAAGTTTCTTACCGCAAGTTAAGCAGGGATGAGATGGCTTTTTTGACTTACTAAAGAATCTCACTTCTTACCTCGAACGTTTAATAAAGGCTTCAGTATTCTAATTAGAGATAGTTCAACATCATCTAAAGTCATACCAGATTGCTCGTTCAAAGGATAGACAGATACCGTCATGTTAGAGAAGTCTTCACCCCACATAGAACGATACTTCTTTGCGGCTGGGTGCTTTTCATCTGATCTAGACATGTTTCGAACTTCTTTAACAAATCTACCGAGTCTAGTGCCCATACTTTTTCCAGACTTGCCTGTGTATAAGCAGTGATGGTCTTTGTATATTGCATAGAGTCCAGTTCTTTGGTGGACAGTATCAGAGTTCTTCTTCAACAAGCCTTTATCTACAACAAGGTTAAATCCCATCTTAGTTGATGGATCGATCACAATGCTATACTTAGTATCACAAGACTCAACTAAAGATTTAGCTATCTCATCTGGAGTAAATACATACTCTCCTAACAAGTTCTTCATTTCCATTCCACTTCTGCCATTAGAGTTGCAAGTGCGGCAACTCGGTTGATCTCTGAGTTAGCAACGAATGCTTCTTTGTATTGGTACTCAGCAAGTATGATAATTGAATCAGCAATACTTTGAGTAGAACTAATCTTAGACGGAAGAATGTCATACAACTGTCGATACAAAACAGCACTGTCAATGTCACTATTCTCTGCAACCCACTTACGGGCACCAGTAAAGTTCTTCTCTTTCATCAAAGAAATTAGAGAACTAATATTGTCACTAGACTTACTGGCTAAGATGCCAGCGTCAATCCTACCAGTAGAACCATAACGCTGTAGTTCATTAAGGACTCGGCGCCAATCAGGAAAATAAAGTTGTACAACTTCAGCAACAGATTTTTTATCATATTGAATACCTTCATCATCTAGAATACCGCACACTCTTTTAAAGAAGTCTGCCGCAATCTGTGGTTTGTCTTTGTTACTTATGTTGAACTCGACCACGCTACAACGAGAATGAAGTGGCTCAATGATTCTGTTCTTAAAGTTACATGTTAGTATGAAGCCACAGTTCTTAGAGAACTCTTCCATAAAGTTACGAAGTGCGGGCTGTGTTGAGTTTGCGTTCAAGTAATCAGCCTCATCTAGTATGACGTACTTACGTCCACCAGTAAAAGACACGCTTGAAGCAAAGTTTGAAATATCAATTCGTAGTGTATCAATATTACCATTCATCGAACCGTTGATGGTGATGAAGTCTGCGCCAATCTCATTGAGCATAGCCTTAGCTACAGTTGTCTTACCGACACCTGCACGACCAGTTAGTAATAGATTGGGAACGTTGTTTTGATCAACAAATTGTTGAAAGGTATTCTTTAACTCATCTGGTAAGATGGCATCAGAAACGGTTTGCGGTCGATATTTCTCGACCCATAAAAAATCATCTTGCATCATCAATCTCCATAATATAATAAACTTTACACTGTGTAGTATAAAGGGATGAAAGGGAGATGTCAAGCGACATCTCCCCTTCGGGTGTCTAACTAGGAAGCGGGAACTTCTTCGCTAGACGGGACTTCATCTGCGTTAGCAGGTGGAACAGGTGCTTCGCCTGGCATATTTACATCTTGCCCTTCTGCTTTAGCGTGTTCCAAAAATGCCATGAAACGTTGACGCACTGTGCCAACAGGCAGTAACTCTTCACCACGAATGGCACCACGTGCAGTCGCAACGTCAATAATTTGAACTGCGGCTGAAATGTCATTCAATGAGAGACCAGGAGCTTGTTGCTCTTGGGTTTCGGGGGCTTGGTTTTCTTCTGTCATATTAGTCTCCTATAACTAAGTTTAAATTAACGAGTTTCGATTGCAACCCAATATTGGACCTTGCTCGATTTGAAATGCGCCATACCTTTAGAAGATAGTGTCACTTCGTAATCAGCTGGTACCAATTTTAAGTTATCAGTCTTAATGATCATATTAAATGGATCTGTACTGATACCTTCAGCAACAACGGTATTGTAATTATCTGCCGTTGATGTTTTGCTGTCTACTGCTGACATAGTAACGCTGTTACCATCACCAATGAAAGCAATTTCGGGCAACTGAAGAACACCTGCGGCTCGCAGGACATTCTCAATATCTTGCCACTTAATACTGACCGATACTTCAGGATCAGGAACTACAATGTCCTTCTCGGGAGGAGTAACCATCAGTGATTCCGATGTATACGTGTATCTCAATTCACTTCTACCACCTTTGATAGAGAAGCGATCTTGACCAAATACTACATCTGGATTATCGAATAATGCGAGAGTGCTTAAGAACCTGGACAGGTCATAAACACCTGCTTGGGTCTCAACAGTCTCATCGATTGTTGCCGCAGCCATAACTGTTTTTTGCGGGGATATTGTTCGAACTACTGAACCTGGCTTGAACACAATGCTAGGGTTGATAGTCGAAAAGTTTTTGAGTACGCTCAATGTGTCTGTACTAAATTTCATATTTTATTCACCTTTATTAATAGTTTAAAATCACGTTCTGCGTATTATTTATATCAGAACAGCCAAAAGTTTTCATGATTATGACATATCTCTCCTGTTTTTTGTTAACTCTTCAGACCTCTCCATTTGCATTCTGATCCACTTAGCACAGTCTTTAGCGCCAAATGCTTCTTCAGCAAGTTCGGGCATTCTATCGTCTTCGCCTACACCACGCATAACTGAACTAGATAGCATCAAAGCTCCAGCCATTATCATACAGATGTGAGGTAATCCAGAACCAGTGGGACCATCATCATAATCTTTTCGGCGTTCAAAGTCATCGATGTGTCTTTTAAGACTATCAATCATTTGTTGCCAGGGAAGTCCCTTCTCCCAGTTTCGGTCTGCATACTTAGTAGCACCATATTCAAGAGCGGCTGCCCCTGCGGCTAGTCCCTCAAGAGGGAGTTGTCTAAAGTATGGAACACCAATACATTCACGTAACGCACCGCTTTCTGCGGCTTTGAATTCCTCTTTCTTACTCATCGTGTAGTTTGCTCCAAATCATTTTCGGCTCTGCATATAGCCTGTAATCTAAGAACATCTGCCGCAACATCATGAGAACTATCATGAGCCACAAATGTTCTCTCCCAGTAACCTTCATCTGCGAGTGGAACAAAACCACTTCTAGTTGAAAAGTCAAACTTAGCATCAATATAAGTTCTGATGTCACGTACTTTCCAAAACTTCAAGTACTCATTCATCAACTTGTCTTGACCATAAGCATTCATGAGTCTGAACAAAATAACTGGATCGAAAGAATTACCTCTAGACCACCAATAATCAATCTTGTTCTGCTCTCTTAAATATTGTAGTATAGTATCACAAAAAGCTTCGGCTGTCAAGTCACTTTCGCTAGGAATAATTTTGTCTCTTGCGATCTTAGGAAGATTCTCCCACCAGTGAACATCTGCTTTCTTAAACTTACAGTTGAGATTAGACATCTGATCGGAAACAGATAGCTTGACCGATTTAACCTCAGGCACTAACTCTTCGAATGTATATGGATTCTCTGTAAATCTTTCCCATTCAAAAGTTGTGTATGCCATATCGACTACAGGGCAAACAAGAACGTCTGCCCCAATAGTCTCAAAATCAAAAATAAAGTGTTTACTCATTAAATCTCCTCAAATCCAAAACCAGCAACCTTATACTTTTTGTTGCCTATTAACATCTGGTCACCCATCGAAGTAGATCGTAGACCGTAGGTCACACCTTCGTGAACTGGCAAATCTGCCATAACAGTTACATCTGAATTATAATCACCATTGTTTTCAATGTCACCTCGACTCCAAGAACCTGATACGTTGTTAGTCCAACGATAGGCATATTCTAGAGCCTCATCAGTTGACCGAGCGTCTTCAGGAATATTTACAAAGGCGACAGTACGTGGACTGTCTTCGAAGGCTGTATGAATCACTGCTACTTGCATAATATAATCTCTCATTGTTTACTTGATCAGTATACATGGAGTTGACACGAATGTCAACCCCTAATTTCAATTTTATGAAATTAATTCGTATGGCTTGTTCCACTGACCAACATTGATGTCAGTATAGTGTGAACGGTGAAAGTAATCTGTCATGGCATCATCATTGTTGAAGTACTTAGGACCCTTCATTGCCTCTAACAGCTTGTTTAGAAACTTCTGAGCAACACCTTTATAATGCTCATCAATCCAGTACTCATTGACTTGGATGTAACGATCACCGTGAGTGTAGTTCTCAGAGAAGTCGATCTCACCAGCTTTGAGATTCACACACAAAGTTGAATGGTTACGGACAGAGATACTGCCCTTCATGCCGAATTCTTTAAGGACTGCTTTGATAGCAGGAGCAAGGTCTTTCTTCATTTCTTGTGATACATAAGCCATAATTTATTTCTCTCTCAATTGATTACTTAGTAAGTATAGCAGGTCCGACAACAATGTCAACCATTATTTTCACTTTTTTTAAAAAACTTGAACAATATATGCTGGCTTAGACGCATCAAGAATAAGGTCTTCATTAGTAACAGGCTCTACGTAGTCTACCCAGACTTCAGAAGGAATTAGATGCTCTTCTCTATAATCTAAAGCTTCTACTTGGTTGCGGAAGGTCTTAAGAACAGTCATGGCGTCATCAGTAAGGTTTCTTAGTACGTACATAATAATCTCTCTCAATCGTTCAAATCAGATACTATTATAGCAGGTCCGACAACAATGTCAACCTTTTTATGCAAATAATTTAGACATATCTGCATATACTTTGTTATAAGCATTCACTTCATAACACCAGTTACTAAAGAAATCGTCATCATCGGCATCAGGAGTAGCGCAATGTTCTACCCAAATCCTGTCCATTGACTTCATTCCCTCAAGACAATCACCTCTACCGTGACTACTCATAGTTTGCCACGCTTGGCTCAACTCAACTTCTTCTTGGTGAAAACTAGGAATTCTAAACATATCTTCTCTCTCTTTTTTTAACTTATACATGTAGTATAGCAGATAGGAAGGTAATGTCAACCTTTTTTTGTCATTTAACTAAAGTATTTTTCCAGTCAAAGTCTTTTACTAGTTCCATACCATAGTTGTTGGTGCCAGTAGGTCTATCATAGCCAGACTTGAACTTTAGCTTATTAGTCTTGAATGGACCATAGTCTACAAAGTGATGCCATCTACCATATCTCCAGACAAGTCTTGCCACGTCTGGATGCATGTCAACTAGCATCTGAGACTTATTCACAGTACCTTCAGTATTGTATCCAGTCTCTTTAAACTCCTCATTCTCAGTGTTCTCAGCATGATAGAATTCAGCAGTATTACCACCGCTCACTGTTTGAGTTGCGGCTTTACCTTGCATAAACGCATTGAACTGTAGACACGAATCTCCGTCTTTCATCACTCTGAGACAGATATCAGTATCTTCATTATATCTACCACGCCATCTATGCTTACAATCATTCCGAATAAGAAGAGTAGAATATATACGGGTGTTGGCAACGTAAGCAGGATACTTTTGATTCGGGTCAATAAAGAACCTATACTGTGGACCAGCAATGTAAACATTATCGTACCTCGATACAAAGTCTTCCATTACCTGAAAGCCTACACCACTCTCAAATCGAATACGTTCATTATTGTGAAGTCTATAGAAGTCTGAGATGTTGTCATCTAATACCCAGTGACTTGTAGCACCGATACTGATCGAATGATCCCATGCCCAGTTTCTAGCACGACCAGGACCATCTCCGTGATTGGAGAAAGGTGCGACCAGAAGCGTCACGTAATCTCTCATATTGAATACATCAAGTGCTTTATCATAGCTATCGAGGTCTTGAGGCTCAATTACTATGTAATGAGGTATTTGCATACGAGATAGTGATCTAGAAGTAAACATTGAATCTGCACGACCCTTAGATACGATATACATCGGATGCTCAGGTAAAGTTCTACCTTCTGGCTGAATCCAACGTAGTAACAGGTTCTTTGTGATGTGTTGTTCTGGATGCCAAATGCTTTTAGTCTTCTCAGTTATCTCTTGACCAATCTTCTGCGAAAACTCTTTATAATCTTCTTCGTTTCGGAAGTTTAACGTAATCGCTCTGAACTTGATCTTGTCCTCTTGAGTGTATTCTGGCATACCAACCCAGTGCTTCTTCCAGTTTGATTCATACTCTGATTCAACAGACTTAACTTTACTGAAGCCTGGTCCATTGTATTCTGGAACAAGAAGATCGGCAGATATTTCTACCTGTTCATCTTCTTTAATCAACGAGTTTGATGGTGCCGCTGGATACGATGTCTCTTTGACATAGCCAGGAATCATCTGATTGATCTTAGTACAAAAATCTACCATATCATCTTGCGTTCTAAAGTGAACGTAGATTGATTTCCAGATATCGTTCTGCACAACTTTCTTGACTCTAGTAGCATCTACTAGCTTGTCAGGAATAGGCTCATCAAAAAACTTATCTAAGCTTATGCTGTAAGAGTCATTCTTACGTGCCTCATCATCCATGTAGTTATCGTAGTTGGCACTTTCTTCGATCATGGGTTTTGTGTTATCTGTCATATAAAAAACTCCGTTAAATCTGAACGAGATTTATTCTTATCACTATAGCGCATATCGATTACTTTGTCAATACAAGATTTCCACTTAGACAAACTATGTTTCTCTCGGGTCATCTCTGCGATTTCATCTCTACGGTTTTTCATCGTAATAGCGAATTCTCGTACAGTTGTTTCAAACTCATCGCTTGAACACTTTCTGTTAATCTTAAAGTAGTGTGACCTGCTAGCGGCAACGATTTCACTCGCATGAATATCGTTATCACCAGTCATTAGAATAGTAGGTACACCACAGCCTAATGCTTCCATTGCAGTGATTCCCCACGATTCTTTAGGCCAAGTAGAACAGAAAACTTTCGATCTAGAGATGTGTTCTATGACCTCGCTGTGAGGTAGACCTCTCATAGTATGTCTAGGTTCTGTCCAGTGCTGATTGTCCTGTACATAGTCGTTCACTGTTGAACTTTTATATACACCATCGTTAGTCATCACAAGACTATTTAGGTCGGACGAATTTCGCAGTTTTTGATGTATCAAGAATGGTGCCTTTTCGTTGTCACATCTACCTACAGTCGATACATCGTAGATAAGGTCAGATGAATAAGGCATATCATCTGGCAAGAATGACGGGTTGATGAATCCTTTGATTGCACCGAACTGCACATCTTTGATACGCTTTGCCATATTTCGATGAAACTCTAATTGATCTGGACTTACAAAGTGAATGTGGCAACCACTATCATTCAAATCCCTAAGAATGATTCCAAGTTCTACCATACGTATGTCCCGCACAAGTGGTTCATGCATAATACAAATTAATGGTACATTAAAAGACATCATCATGTTCGACCACCAAGGGTTATTGAACAGAATCATATCTGGATCATGCAATGCTATCGCATCACGGATAACTCGCTTGGTTTGCCTATTCTCTTTATCTTGCTTAGTGATAGCTACAGGTATAATACCATCGATATTATCTTCTAAGTCTTTACAAAACTTTTCAATTCCGCCAGTAATAACTTTACCTTTAGCGGAGCTGTCAGTCTTTACAACTTCAAAGTGGGTTGAGTAAGGCAGAAGTATCTTCATTTATTTTTATTCACGAAATCCGACTCAGCCCAAACTACACTTTGACGTAGATTGGAAGATGAAAATCTGTGGTCTCTATTGTTAAAATATAGATCGATATCTAGTTTATCGCAAACTTCTCTACCTGTAAAGTCTTTATCTTTATATTCGTCACCCAATATTCGAACATCGATCTTATACATCTCAAGGATATCAAGCAAATCTTGTTCGGTAGAATATACTACTACCTCATCCACATACTTAATGGCAGATAGTTGAGTATAACGCTCGACAATAGTTTGAATGGGAGAGTTCTTCTTTGGTCGATCCACAGAAGGATCAATTTGGAGACCACATATCAAGTAGTCGCATTGATTTTTCGCTTCACGTAACATCATCACATGTCCAGCATGTAACAGGTCAAATGTACTAGCGGTAAAGCCTACTCTTTGTCTATTCATAGTGTTTTCCACGTGTCTTGCTTTCCTCTCATATTATAGATTGTATCATATCACATTACAAGGTGCCTGTCAAGACACGTGTACTGTATTATTTAAACTGATCAGTAACCACTAGTGGTTACTAACCACTTTGCGTAGCGCAATGATCTCATCCTTGATCGTAAGCTTTTCTACCTTCATTCTTTTAACAAATTGTTCTGGTGCTTTTTCTGCTTCTGCGGCTTCAATACAGGCATGCAAGTGTTTATGCCTT